TTATTAAACGTACCCATTTTTTTGAATTCGGTTTTGCAAACTTAAACTGTTTACCTTTATATAATCTTTTAGTGCCTGTACAATTATAACGAAAATCCTCGAATTGTTTCGATTCTTTGTCTGTCGACCCTCGATCTTGTTTAGTTTTCGTTGTCTTGATCCGACCATACTTCTGTACTATTGTTTTATCATCCTTATAGAATATTTATAAATACCCGTAATTGACTAATAATATTTAGTGTACGGTAAACATGAAGTTTCCACAAAAAACGATAGATCGGTTTAATACAAAAGTCAACAAAACCAATGACTGCCATGTTTGGACAGCGGCCAGACAAAAACAGGGTTATGGTATGTTTTCGGTTGATGGAAAATCTATGCCCGCACATCGATTTTCATATCTTTTACACAAAGGAAATATCGCTGAAAATATGGTTGTTCATCAAACCTGTGAAAACAATGGTTGTGTCAACCCCGAACATCTCGTACTCCAAACCAAAAGTCAAAACAAAAAAAGTTATACTTCTGTCCGTGTTAGTAAAGAGATGATCGAAAAAGAAAGTATCAAATATCTCTTCCGACTTCGTAATATTCGACCAGAGTTGGAAAAAGAAATAGATGCGTTACTTATGTTGTTGAATATCGAAGTTGCAAAAGAAGAAGACGATTTTGGTTTTGAGTCAGAGACTATGAAAAAAGAATACCTTTAGAAATATTCATATTGATCTTTATCGGTTATTGGTTTCCAAATATTATCATCGCCTGGGATCTGAAACTCATCAGGATCATTACCATCATTGATAATTCCAAAAGGAACCATATCTTCCTCGATCATTTTCATTTGTTCTGCAAACATTTTTTCTCGTATATCTTGGTCGGTGAGTTCTTTGAAGTACCTCTGTTGGACTAACCAAGAAAAGAGAACACATCCCATCACCAAATCATCATGAGCCCCATCATCCGCCTCCCACGATGTACTTTTTCCAATAAATGTTGTCAATTCACTAATCGTATCGAAATCTTCAATAAGTAAATTGTCTCTCTCGATCAAATCTTTGAGTGTTGCACATCCTATTCGCTTGACTTGTTTTGTTGTACGAATTCCCATCGATACGTTTTTAGAAAATCCGCCCCCTATTTGTTGCCCGTTTCTACCATGCATCGTAACCATCATCATATTTTCATATTCCATATCGTGATAGAGAATATCAGCAACTTGTTGTCCAATATCGTTCACCTCTACTAAAATAAATGCCTCGTTATATTTTCGTGCAGTTGTAAAAATAACATTGGGGTACAACATCGGCGATATGTCATTCTTTCGATACTTCCCAACTTGTCGATATGGTTGTTTTGTAACATCGAATATCGAAAATGCCGAATAATCTAACCCGACACCTCTTGCAACATCACATACAATAACGTATGTGTGGTTCATTATAGGTTCTTGATAGATATCCAATCCATCATATTGATAAATTGGTTTTTTGAACGGCATCGACATGAGTTTTTCGGTCGAAATAAGAGTATTAGAACTACCCAAGAAAGAACATTCAAATTCTGCCTCGAATTGCCTCTCGCTCGTATTCCGAATTGTCTTTTGTTTCCATTCATCATCTCTGCCTGGAACTTGCGACCAATGAACAGAAATGGGAACATAATCATTGTTCCCCTCTTCTGCATCCGTCCACAACTTGTAAAACATGTTCATTCCATTAGGAGTAGAAACTATGAACATTTTCGTACTCTTACCCGAAGTAATTGTAGGATATACAGAACTGAAAAACTCTTCGGAAATATTGGAAGGCACAAATGCAAACTCATCTAAAAAAATGATGTTGAATGAACCACCCCGAATAGCAGAACCAGAAGTGGAACTTGCAAGAATTTTAGAGCCATTTTCTAGCTCAATATTTCCCTTGTTCCATATCAATATTCCTTGTTGTAACCACTTTGGTAGGTGTTCGTATGCGAGTTGTAATCTTCCAAGAAGTTCCATCGCAGTTGATTTCTTGTTTGCGAGAACTGCAACCGAAACATTTTCGTTGAAAAGTATGTAATGAAGTAGGTAAGCGAGGATAGTAGTCGATTTGCCGGATTGTCTCGCCATTTTACAAATCACAAATCGTTCATTGTGAAAGCGATTAATCATGTCTTCTTGATAATCACGAACACCAAAAGGAATTAATCCTTCATCGAGAGAAACGATTTTGATATGTTCAGTTACAAAATGCAGGGGGTTTTGTTGACATCGAATGTACTCTCCTACTTGTTCCTCTGTCCAATCTTGAGGTACATGGGCAGATTTGAGTAACGGATTTCCTAAGTAAGTTCCATGTTCAGTCATAATTTATTTTAATGGTGGAGCGTAAAGTAAACCGCCTTGATTATATAATTTATTAAGGCCTCGTTTTAGTCCTAACTTCTGTATAATGTTTCGGTCAAATATTTCTTCATAATTTCCCACTTGTTTAATTATATCATACGACCAAGTTGCCGACAATCCCATTTTGACACCAAGATTGGGATGGTCAAGACCATTTTTCTCACCCATAAATCTTTGGATGTTTGGGTCTTTGTTGTTCTTAAATGTATCAATGTTCTTTGAGTTGATACCCATTTCTTCTGCAATAAACAAAACATATACAGTCCATCTTACTATGTCGGACCATTTTTGATCACCATACCTAACTACCGGCCCAAGAGGCTCTTTAGAAATTATCTCTGGTAATATCATATGTAGCTCAGGATTATTGAACCCTAGACGATTGGACGCCAACCCTGACCTATCTGTGCCGTACATATCACATTCACCCCTGAGATACACATCCTGTGTCTTTTCATTCTCACCAACATTTACAGGGATATATTTTATTTCATGCAATTGAAAGAAATCTGCAATGTTTTTAGCAGCAGTACCCGATGCTTTGAAACAAACTTTCGCACCATGCATCTGTTTAGCAGAGGATACTCCCAAAGTTCTTTTAGTAATAAACCCCTGACCATCATAATAAGTAGTGGGTAAAAACTCTAATTTCTTTAGCACATTTCTTGTAAAGGTGTATGTAGTTGCCGCGGATAATATATCTATTGAACCATCTATTAAATGTGTGAATCTGGTAACACCATCTATTATTTCATATTGAATAGCTTCCGAATCACCAAATACTGCTGCCGCAACTGCTTTACAAATATCAACATCAAATCCGACCATTCCCATATATTCATCGTTCTCATCCATTCCCTCTTCAGAAAAGCCAGGGAATTCATCGTTAGTTCCACAAATAACATACCCTCTTTTCACCACTCTATCAAATGTATCTCCGTAAGTTGGATTGTATTCTAGCGTGATGGAGTTGTTATCTTGACCAATTACAGAATTATCTACAATTACTATCCAAAATATCCATACCAAACAAATAATAGCTTTTCCAACCAATATCATTTCAAAGTCCTGTAAATTGCCATCAGTTCTTCATCTGGTAGTGGAGATGTCATAGTATAATATCTCATGTGTCCCACTCTCATGAAACCTTTTATGTCACTGAAACTCGGATAAGTTGTTTGGAGATTGTGAAGTAAATGGTCTGGATCTAAATGGCAAGATGCACAAGTATTATCTCTAGCGAACACTCTTGTGGACTTCTGAAATCTTTCACTCTGAACTAATACAGCAGAAAGGTCTTTTTCCATCCATGTCATTCTTTCATCTATATCTGGAATGATTAGAAAAATTAGATATACAAGAAGTGCGATAATGACATAGATAAATGATTTACTTGCAACTATCTGGTCTTTGTTTGCAGTTTCTAATTGCTGAACTTCTTCAACCTTTTTATCTATTTCCTGAATATCGTGTTGTAGTATCTTTTGGTCTTTTCCGTTTGTTTGTGCTTTATCCTGTTGTGCCATAATCTATTTTTTCCCTGCTGCATTCAACTTCTTAGTGATTTGTTGTTGAAACCACTTCAACACGATAGGAATACTTACATTAGATGTAAGTCCGAATAAAAATCCTACTGGATAACGATAACCCGCGTATGGTGCTAGTTGTGGAACATTAGTAAAAACTATTGAAATTAACAAATAGCCCGTGAGAGACATTCCCATGTTAATTATAAGATCAAAGCCTATTAACCAACTATGGTCTTCGTATTTTTCTTTATTGTCTGTTCTATAGTTGAATAGGAAGAGCCAAAATGATGCAAATAATATGACTGCCATCATTATGAGTTCATCTATCGCGAAGAGTTCATTCATAACTTTACTTTCTTTGAAGTTTAGGGGAATCCTATCTTCTTCAAATCATTTATAGTAGAAGCAGCATCGGTATGGTGTATTCCTATACCCCCAGCAGATTCCCAATCTCTGATATTTCCTTTATGGTCATCAATCAGTATATTAGGTCTTTTGTCTCTACCGTCCATAGCAAAGTTCTTTTTATTCTTTCTTAATACAATTCTCATTTGTGATGCAGGTAATCTGAAATTTTTCATCATCCAACGGGTTTTATCTTTAGAAGCCCGGGTAGTGATAGGTCCTCTACCCTCCTTTGGAATCGCTGTTAACATGAAAGGAGAAAATTGTTTTATATACCCCCAAAGAACATCAGCATCAGGCATTTTGGGGAGTTGTAAAAATATGTCTACTGGTAGATCCTCCCAAAATTCATCTTTGAATTTTGTTCCAAGACGAGCGTTTGTAAACTTTAAAAAATCAGCTACCACACCATCCATATCACAATAGATTTGTGGATTATCAAATTCTGTTAAATGTTGAGTAAATGATTTCATGCCTTACTTATCCAACTTATGATTGATGCTGCTATTGCTCCAATGGCACCAGCGACTAATGAAGTCATACCCATAAGGCGTGACTTCCATTGTTCTACCGCACGAACTCTTTCTTCTAATTTTGTGAGGTGGCCTGTTACTCTACGCTCAGAATTGCCGATTTCATCATGAACATTCCCAATACGAGTATGTAGGAGTTTAAGTTCATCGCGAAGATCTTCATCCTGCTTTTTGCGTTCATCTTGTCTTGAATTTAAAGTTTTAATTTCTACTGTCAAGTCTATGATCTTATCTGCAGTGATATCTAATTTGGATAGAAGAGCATCAATTTGTCTTCCTCTGACCTCAACCTCTTTGGATAACATTCCAACTTGGAACTTGACGGATTGTAACTCTTCTGGCATGACACTATACCTTAAACAACTGTGTCATTCTTATTAATTCAATTCCTGCATTCAATCCTTCTTCAATCCTTTGAGAAATATCATCATCTCCATCATCAGTGTCAAGATCCCATCGCTCAGAAACGAATGTAATTAATTCATTCCATTCTTCAGCGTCAAGGTCA